AATGAACGAAAATGGAGTCATGACAAAAACAACGAAACCAGCGCAAAAACGCGCAAAAACGGAGAAAGTCGACGAGTTTCTTGTTGTTTCTTCCAATTTCGAGGCAATTCAAAAAACGATCTCGGCGCTCAGAACGGCCGGTCGGCTAGAGCTTGTCGACTCCGCGTTAGTCGAAACGGCGCGTCATCTTGCGCGTATGTGCGACGAGCATCCGGAGAACGCTTCTCTCTGGAAGGAATATCGCGCGGCCGAGACAACTTTGCGATCTGGTACACAAAATGAGAACGATGGCCTCGCCGATCTTGCAAAACAATTCGACGCCGCGTTACGCGACGAAAAGAACTAAGACCCGAAAGACGCGCGGCCATGAGATCGCCGCCATCGCGCAGCTCCTCGGCACGCCGCTTCTACCCTGGCAAAGAATGGTCGCCGATGTGGGAACCGAAATGGTCGTCGACCGCAAGACCGGTCTCATCATTCCGGCCTACCGCGAAATATGCATCACGATCCCTCGCCAGTCGGGAAAGACAACTTTGACTCTCGCCTGGCAGATCCACCGCGCGCTCCGCTGGTCAACACCGCAACGCATCGCCTACACCGCACAAACCGGATGGGATGCCAGGCGCAAACTCATCGACGATCAAGTCCCCCTCATCGAGCGCACACCGCTCGCCGCGTCAATCGCGCGCGTCTATCGAGGAGCCGGCGCCGAGGCAGTCATCTTCAAAAATGGCTCACGCATTGAAACGGTGGCTAACTCTTTGACGGCAATGCATGGAAAAGTAGTTGACCTTTGCATCATCGACGAAGCCTTCGCCGACGAAGACGACCGCCGTGAACAGTCCGCACTACCAGCAATGGCCACCAGACGCGACGCACAGCTCATCGTCGTTTCGACCGCCGGCACTCAACGCTCGACCTACCTCAACCGAAAGATCGAGCAAGGCCGCGAAGCAGTCAAAGCCGGCCGCAAAAATGGGATCGCATATTTTGAATGGAGCGCCGATCCCGACGACGACCCCGAAGATGAGACGGTGTGGGATAAATGTATGCCGGCTCTCAATCTCACCATCGACGCCGAAGTCATCCGCCACGCCTTCCAGACGATGCCTCTCGGAGAGTTTCGGCGCGCGTACTTGAACAACAACACAACCTCGGATGAAAGACTTATCCCGATGAAGCAATGGTCAAAAGTCAACATCCCGAACACCACCCCGACCGGCGAACTCTCTTTCGCCGTTGACGTAGCGCTTGACCGCTCCGCCGGCGCGATCGCCGTATGTGACAGATCAGGAAATATCGAGATCGTCGATGCGCGCGAAGGCGTCTCCTGGATACCAGCACGCGCAAAAGAACTCGCCAGAAAATACCGCGCCGAAATAATCGTCGACGGATACGCACCAGCAGGAAGCCTCATGGAGCCGCTAGAGGCGCTCGGACTCAAAGTGATCCGATACGGCACAAAAGACGTCACCGCCGCCGTAGGACTCTTCTACGACGCTCTCCTGGACGGCTCAGTCAAGATACGTCCGCACGACAAACTCGACGAAGCCGCCGCCGGTGTCGTGAAAAGAATGCTCGGCCAGTCGTGGCTCTGGTCTCGCAGCTCACCGGCCGTCGACATCACGCCCCTATTTGCGGCCACTCTCGCCTGGCATCACGCCACTCAACGTCAAGAAAAAACTATCCAAAGGAGCCAGATATTTTGAAAGAAACTTCTACCATCATCCAGGTCGTCGGTGTTATTGTTTTGAGTGTGGCATTTGGTCTAGTATTCCCACCCCTCGGACTCGGAGTACTCGGCGCGCTAACAATCGCAATCGGGATCTCAATCGAAAGAAGCAACAATGCTCGCCGACCTACTGAGTAGACAAAAATACATCGCACCAAACGGAGCGTCAGTCGACTCCTACGGACGGATCAGTCGATACGGAACAATCGCCGACGCCGGCACCTTCGTCGATGAAAACTCGGCACTCTCCATCCCTGGAGTATGGCGAGGCGTCAACCTCATCGCGAACGCTATTGGTGGTTTACCTTTGCAAGACTACCGAAACGGTGTACGCATCGACACGCCGCCCATCTTGTCGCGCCCTAACCCACCAGAAACACGCATCGAAACCATCTCGGCGGCCGTCGCCGCGTGCATCATTCACGGCAACTACTTCGCAATCCTCGGAGCAACCTCCGCGACTGGTTACCCCGACACCATCTACCCCATCGCCCCCGACCGCGTACAACTCCGCATCGAGCAAGGCCGCAAACTTTTCCAGATCGACGGACAATCCTTCGACCAGTCCGAAGTTATGCACGTCAAAGGCTTCTCGATGCCAGGCCACATCTTCGGCGTCGGACTCCTACAAGCACAACGACAAGGCCTCGGCACCGCGATCGCCTTGAACGAATACGCCGCAAGATACTTCTCCGGTGGCGGACAACCCTCCGGCATCCTCTACTCGTCAAACCCCGACCTCGACGCCGCCGAAGCGTTACTACTAAAACAGCAATGGATGAACCATTACGGCGGCCGCTCACGCGAACCAGCAGTCCTCAACGAGTCGACAAAGTTTGAAGCAATCTCAGACAACGCCGGCGACGCGCAACTTGTCGAGTCGCGCACCTTCGACCTCACAGAGATCGCCAATATGCTCGGCCTACCGGCCTACTACCTCGGCGCACCGAACTCGTCAAGGACTTACAGCAACATCGAGAACGAACAACAGCAACTCCTCCGCTTCTCGCTCGCCCCCTGGATGATCCGTTTCGAGCAAGCGTTCTCGGATCTACTGCCGCGCGGACAAGTCGCGAAGTTCAACGTCGACGCATTCCTCCGCACCGACACACTCACCCGATACCAGGCACACAAGATCGGCATCGACGGAGGTTTCCTCACCGCCGACGAAGCACGCCTACTCGAAGACCTACAACCACTAGAACAAACTCAACTCGACGCCGGCATCCTGGAAGTCGAATAAGGAGAAGACCATGACTGAGACACGCCAATTCGAAAGCGACCTCGAAGTACGAGCCGCCGGCGACGGCCGCACCATCGTCGGGCTTGCCGTCCCATACAACAAAGAACAACGCATCAACTCTCAACTCACCGAAGTATTCCGACCAGGCGCGTTCGCGGCCGTTACACGAGCCGCACACCGCGTCAAACTCCTCGTCGGCCACGATCACCAGGCACTCCCGATCGGACGCGCGACACTATTGCGCGAAGACGCCGCCGGACTACACGCCGAGTTCTACGTCTCAAAAACAGACCGAGGAGATCAAGTCCTGGAGTTAGTCCGAGACGGCGCGCTCGACCAGCTCTCAATCGGTTTCCTCAGTCTCAAAGACAACCGGCTTGCATCTGGTGTCGTCGAGCGCATAAAAGCGCACCTCGCAGAAGTCTCCCTCGTCACTTTCGGCGCATACGGAGAAATGGCTACCGTGAGCGCATTGCGCGAAGAGTCAACAACCCCAAATCGCGACGCCGTTGCGATCCTATTGAAAGAGATACAGAAATGAGATCAACACAAACGTCCGTCACGACAACCGCAACGCTCCTCGTAGCTGCGGCCACCGTCAATCGCACCGTCCTCATACACGCAATCAGTAACACCGCCGTCTATCTCGGCGGCTCGACTGTCACCACCGCAAACGGTTTCCTCTTCGAAAAAGACGACGCCTATCTCTCGGTAACAGTTCCAGCAAACGAAACCCTCTACGCCATCGTCTCCACCGGCACCGAGACCGTTTCCTGCCTCCTGCCGAACTAGATGCCGTACCACATCGAGTCCGCTCACGCGGAGTGTCAAGGCTTCGCCGTAGTCAAAGACGACGACGGTGAAGTAATGGGATGTCATCGAACCGAAACACAAGCCCTCCGTCAGATCGCCGCGCTTTACGCCGCCGAGGAAGACATGGAAGACGACGAAGACGACGACGACGAAGACGACTTTGAAGACGACCTAGAAGGCCGCGCCGCACCGTACACCCCGACTCAACAGATGGCCGACGAAGCACAGCAAGGCCTCGACTGGCGCGCCGAGTTCAACCGAGGCGGCACCGAAGTCGGAGTCGCGCGCGCTCGCGACATCATCAACCGACGCAACTTCTCAGAACAAACCATCCGTCGGAGCCTCTCTTTCTTTGCGCGACACGAAGTCGACAAAGATGCCGAAGGTTTTCGAGAAGGCGAACGCGGCTACCCATCGGCCGGACGTATCGCATGGGCATTATGGGGAGGCGACGCCGGTCGCGCATGGGCAAACCAGCAGCTCAAAGAAATCGAAGCCGAACAAAACCGGTCACATGGGAAACGTCGAAAAGAAGTCGAGAAGATCCTTGCCGATCTTCGCGCCGTAAGATAAAATCCCTCTACGAGACCACACCTCTCGACGAACGGAAGACACACCTCGCAACCGCGACACCTGCTCCGAAGCCGAAGACACCTGGACGAAAACCCCAACAAAAATCGTCTATCTTCACAGGAGCATTCCCAAATGGCAAACGCCTTTCTCTCAAAATTGCAAGAGAACCGGACATCAAAAACCGATCTCATTGACGCAACCCTTACACGAGCAGTCACCGAAGACCGAGACATCTCGGAAATCGAACTAGCAAACATCCAGGCACTCAAACTCGAAGTCGAAAAACTCGATGAGCGCATCAACCAGATCGCCGAGATCGAATTGCGCAACTCTGCCAACGCAGAAATCGCCGCAAAAGTAGACTCACAAGTTGAGACACGCAACGTCGGCGGCGCACGAGTTATCTCAGAAGAAGCCACCTACCACAACCGTTCGAAGAACGACTTCCTCGCCGACGCTATCGCCGCCGAGTTCGGTGGATCATACGAAGCACGCGACCGCATCGCCCGTTACCAGCGCGAAGTCCTCGAAACTCGCGACGTAGGGACAAGCAACTTCGCCGGCCTCGTAGTGCCACAGTACCTCGTCGACAGTTTCGCAACGCTTCGCCGCGCTGGACGTCCGACACTTGACATCTCCGTCAACTCGGCGCTACCAGCTCAAGGTATGACACTCAACATCGGTCGTCTCACAACAGGCGTCACCAGCTACGTTCAGGCCTCACAAAACAGCGCACCAACAGAGTCAAACCCCGACGACACCTTGCTCACGATCAACGTGAACACCGTCGCCTCTATGTTTGACCTCTCAAAGCAAGCAGTCCTTCGCGGTACCGGTATCGAAACACAGCTCCTCGGAGACGCCGTTCGCTCATACCAGACCAAAGTCGACGCGCTCGCCTTGAATGGCTCCGGTTCATCTGGCGAACATCTCGGCATCTTGAACACCAGCGGCATCAACTCGGTCACATACACCGACGCATCGCCAACATACGCCGAGTTCTTTCCAAAACTCGTCCAGGCGATCACCGACGTATCGACCAACTT